CGCAAGGGTATGGTTATTCTTATACCGACCTACCAAAAATCTTTAGTGAAATTAACCCGTTACTACAAAAACACGGATTAGGATTTACGCAACTGATTAACACTAACGAAGGACACAATTACTTAGTTACTTTAGTATTTCACATTGAAAGCGGGGAAAAAATAGAAAGTTCAACATTGATTCCGATTGTGCAATTGAAAGGAATGAATGAGTACCAGTGTTTTGGTAGTGGCGTTACTTACTTTCGTAGGTATTGTTTGAGTAGTATTTTAGGTTTAGTTACCGACAAAGATACGGACGCGTCAGGCGAACAAGTAAAACACGAACCAAAGAAACCCGCTATTGATAACAAAAGATTCTTAGAAGCCATTAAAACTATTCAACAAGGCGAATTTACAGCTGAAAAGCTAAAAGCTAAATTTGAGTTAACGGAAGAACAAACCAACGTAATAAATGAATTGTAAAAACAAGTAACCAATATAAATAAATATATGTTTAATTTAACAGAAGCACCAATGGCGAACAATAGTACCCACGTGCAAACAAGAAAAGAAGTAAACAAAGTTTACAAAACAAGTGATTTATCAATTTTTAAACAAATTGACGGTAACAGAGTTCCAAATTTACAACACGTAAATAGGTTAACTGATTCAATTCGTGTTTACGGAATGAAATGTAACCCAATTTTAGTTAATGAACGAATGGAAGTAATAGACGGGCAACACCGTTTAATGGCTGCTAAAAATTCTGAATCTTTTGTTTACTACATTATTGTAACTGGATATTCATTAAACGAAGTTCACACATTAAATCTTAATCAAAAAAATTGGGCTAAAAAAGATTTTATGGAAGGTTACGCTAATATGGGAATTGAATCTTATATTAAACTACGTGAATTTGTAAATAAAAATGATGACTATACTTTTAATGATTGTATAGCAATGTGTTCAAATGTAACTGGTGGTGGTAATATAAGTAATATTGGTAATAAATTTAGGGAAGGTAAAATATTCAATCAAAAAGAAGTATTTGAAGAAGGAACTTGGATAGGTAAAGATTTTCAATTAGCTCAAGAATTTGCAAGTAAAATACGAATGATTAAACCTTATTATTTAGGTTATAATAGAACATTATTTGTAAGTACAATGATAGGATTACTTCAAAAAGAAACATTTGATTTTAATGATTTTATGCATAAAATAAGATTGCAACCAACTGCAATGGTAGATTGTGCAAACCGTGACCAATACAGAACATTAATAGAAGATATTTATAATTACAAAAGTAGAAACAAAATTAATCTTAGATACTAATGAAAGTAAGATGTTCACAAATAGGAAAATTAATGACAAACCCCCGAAGCAAGGGGGATTTGTTTTCTCAAACTACTAAAACGTATATTCAGGAACTTGTTTTACGTGACAAATACGGAATACAAAAAGAATTTAGTTCACGTTATACCGACAAAGGAAACGAAGTAGAAGATAAAAGCATTGAATTATGTAATAACGTTTTAGATTTAGGATTCCTTTGGAAAAACGAAGATTATTTTGAGAATGATTACATAACGGGAACGCCCGATGTCAATACGGATACTGTTTTATTAGAAATTAAATCAAGTTGGGACGCTACTACCTTTCCGTTTTTTGAAAGTGAAATACCAAACAAAGATTATTTTTATCAATTGCAAGGGTACATGTGGTTAACTGGCAAAGAAAAATCTTTATTGTGTTACTGTCTAATAAACACCCCGTCGTTGATCGTTGAAGATGAAATAAGACGCGAACACTGGAAATTACATTTAATAGACGAAAATTTAGATTTACGTGAACACGTTTTAAAGAAACATAATTTTGACCATATACCTATGGAAAAACGAATTAGAGTTTACGAAGTAGAAAAAGACGAACAAGTAATAGAAACGTTAAAGGAAAAAATAGAACTTGCAAAGGAGTATTACGAAATGTTAATGAAAGTATTATGACACCAAAAGAGAAAGCAATTTATTTAGTTGAAGATTTCGCTAAATTAGATTTCGGATTAAACGATAAAATAGTAATTGGAGTTAACCATAAAAAACAAGCGTTAATTGCTATGGATGAAATAATAGAAGCTCTTAGTTTTCATCGCTGGCAAAATAGGAATGAAATAGAATACTATGAAGAAGTTAAACACGAAATTGAAAAGCTATGAATATACAAATAGAAGACAAAAACGTTTTACGCGTTATGGCGCGATTTGCTGAACGTTCTAACGTAGGAATAAGGAAATATAACACAACGTTAGAAAGAAGCGATTTAACGACGTTAGAATGGCTTACACACGCACAAGAAGAAGCAATGGACTTTGTTTTATATCTTGAAAGACTAAAAGACGAATATAAAAAGAAATGAGAATAGTAATAATAATAAGTAAAGCAATAATAATACTTTCAATAGTAGCTTGTATTTACTCGGTTTATAAAATGTTAACTTTAAAATAAATAACAATGCAAGAAAAAAGAAAAGAAGAAATAACGAACGAAATACAAAGGCGTTTAAGTGAATGGTTAAAATATTCAACTTTTGAAGAATTTACCGTTCAAGGTAGTTTCATGAGATTTGAAATGGCAATAGGATTAAACGGTTACCCATTTGCAAAAGAAGAATGGATGAAAAATAAAAAATTTAATAAATTCATAACTGATACAGAATTTTATTCAGATGAATACAATAAGATAATAAATAACATATTTCAATTAAACTTAAATAAATAACAAATGGAAACAAAAAACAATTCAGGCGCAATCTTTAAAAACACGAATAAGAAAGCTGAAACCCACCCCGATTACAAAGGAAAAGTAAACGTAAACAACAAAGAAATGGAAATAGCGTTATGGGTAAAACAAAGTAAAGACGGTAAAACAGCATACTTCAGCGCAAGTTTTAGCGAACCGTATGTTAAACAAGAAGCACCAGTTCAACCGTTGCCACCGATTATTAACGACGATCTTCCGTTTTGATATGTATATAAACGACTATGAACTACGTGAAAAGCTATTAGAAATGTTAAAAACACGAAGTAAAAACGAAATAGTGCAATCAATAAAAGCTAACGGGTTCAAGTTTCATCAATTCCAAATAGATAAGTTTCTACAAAAGAAAGATGTTAACATAAGCACGTTAAAAAAGATTGAAAAATACGTACTTACTGAAGAATACAAAGAACAATTTTACCCGTCTTATTAAAGGCGGGTTTTTTATTTCAATAAATATGTTTAATTTTACGTCCCATGAATAACAAGTTCCTAATTGATTTAGTAGAACATCACAAAGAGTGGGTTAAAATTGTACGTGGATTCGGTGAATACTTTTATACTGAGGATATAGTTCAGGAAATGTATTTAAAGCTATCAAAACACGAAGATACTGAAAAGTTTTACCGTAACGGAAAATTATACAAAGGGTTTATTTGGATTACACTACGAAACATGTTTATTGATTACCAAAAAACAAAATTAAGATTAGTAAAAGTAAGTATTACGGAAGCGATTCAATTAAAAGACGTTAGCGAAACAAACGAAAAAACACTTGCAAAAAGTAAAATTGAAGATTTAATAACGGAAACAGTTAAAAGCTGGCATTGGTACGATCAAATGTTATTCAATTTGTACAGAGATTCCGGATTAAGTTACAGACAAATAAGTGCCGTTACGGGTATAAGTTTTAAAAGTATTTATTCCACGATAACAAATTGTAAAAAGTCACTAAAACACGAAGTAAAGGAAGATTACGAAGATTATATAAATGAAGATTACGAATTAATAAAATAAATTATGGGACGACCAAGAAAAAAAGCTATCGGATTAGGAGACACGGTAGAACAAGTATTAAAAGTTACAGGAATTGCAAAAGTTACTAAATGGGTATTAGGTGAAGATTGTGGATGCGATAAAAGAAAAGACACGCTGAATAAATTATTTCCATATCGTAAACCCGAATGTTTAGACCAACCAGAATACGAATATTTAAAAGCATGGTTTGAAAAAAACACGTTAGACGTAAAACCAACAGAACAAGTAACAATGCTAAAAATTCATAGCAGAATATTTAAAGTAAGAAACGAACCGACTTCATGCAGTTCATGTTTACGCGAAAAAATCCAACAACTTAGAACTGTTTTTGAAACATACGAAAACGAATTTAACGAAAACACGAATTAAAAATTAATTTCTTTTAAAATGGACTTAAGGAAAAATAACGGTGGACACTCTACTAAAAGTAATGGCACTGATAAAAGAAAAAACGAATATAGAAGCGCGTTAGAAATAGCTGGTTCCGTTCAAGAAGTAGTAGACGTTTTAAGAACTGTTTACGATAGAGCGGTTAATAAACAAGATATGACCGCGGCAAAACTTTATTTGGAATATTATTTAGGCAAACCAAAAGAAAGCGTAGACGTACACACTTCAGGAGATAGCGTAGTAAGTTTTAACGACATTTTAAGAGCGATTAAGAGTGATAAACATTAATAACAAGTATTTAGTACTTGATAATGATACACGTTATTACATTTGCACGGGTGGACGCGGCTCGGGTAAATCTTTTTCTATTGGATTACTTCTTTGTGTTTTAACCTTAGAACCTAACCATGTAATTTTATTTACACGTTATACTTTACGTTCAGCAAGTATTTCTATTATTCCTGAATTCTTGGAAAAGATTGAATTGTTAGGATGGCAGGATAGATTTTATATAACAAAAGACGAAATAATAAATAAGAATTCAGGCAGTAGAATTTTATTTAGGGGTATTAAAACAAGTTCAGGAGACCAAACCGCTAATTTAAAATCTTTACAAGGTGTTACTACATGGATTTTAGACGAAGCTGAAGAATTAATAGACGAAGAAACATTTGATAAAATAGATTTATCTGTTAGGTCTAAAGGAATTCAAAATAGGGTAATAATGATTATGAATCCGTCAACAAAAGAACACTGGATTTACCAACGATTTTTTGAAGGTAAAGGAGTTCAAGAAGGTAGTAATTTAATTAAAAGTGATACTACTTATATTCACACGACTTACTTAGATAATTTAGAAAATCTAAGCGAAAGTTATATTAATCAATTAGAAAATATTAAACTTCGTAGACCCGAAAAATATAAACATCAAATTTTGGGTGGTTGGTTAGATAAAGCTGAAGGTGTTGTTTTCTCAAACTGGCAAATAGGTAATTTTATTCAAGTAAATACAAGTGTATTTGGGCAAGATTTTGGATTTAGCGCAGACCCTACTACATTAGTTGAAACATCAATAGACAAACAAAATAAACGAATATATTTAAAATTGCACTATTATAAACAAGGTTTAACTACGTCTCAAATATCGGAGTTAAATAAACGTTTTGCTAAAGATAGTTTAATAATAGCTGATAGCGCAGAACCAAGGCTTATAAGCGAATTAAAGACGAATAATAATATTGTTTCAGCTATTAAAGGACAAGGTTCTGTAACGTACGGAATAGCGCTATTACAAGATTTTGATTTAATAGTAGACCCTGAAAGCACCGAACTAATAAAAGAATTAAATAATTACTGTTGGTTAGAAAAAAAATCCGCTACTCCTATTGATTCTCATAACCACGCTATTGATGCAATTCGTTACGCGGTTAGTTATCAATTAGAAAACCCAACAAGAGGAATGTATTCTATATACTAAATTCACACTAATGAAAGATGACCTACCGGAAATGGTGCGCACAGTTGAGCAATTCATTCAGGATAAGACGGGAAGACGGATTAAAATAATATTCGACAACCCTATGAAAATTCACATGCACTTACAAATGTTAGCTGAGGCGTATAGTATTGCGCTTGCTTACTACAATAAACAAAATAATTAGTTAAATAAATATGAAAACGGAAATAAACGTACCTACTAAACTAAGTGAAATTCCTTTAAAGAATTATCAGGACTTCATGAAGATGGTCGAAAAATCGAATGATGAGGAATTTATAGCACAAAAGACAATAGAAATATTTTGCGGATTAAACATGCGTAACGTTATTAAAATTAAATGGAGTGACGTAAAAGAATTGATTGCACATTTTAACAATCTATTCAAACAAAAGTCTGAATTCGTACCTACGTTTAAGATTAAAGACATGGAATTCGGATTTATTCCAAACTTAGAAGATATTACGTTCGGTGAATACGTGGATTTAGAAAGCAATATAACAAGCATTGATAATTTCCACAAAGCAATGGCAGTTATGTATCGACCTATTAAAACACGAAGAAAAGATAAATACGAAATAATCGAATACACGGGAACAGCTGAATTTAGCGACCTAATGAAATTTGCACCGTTAGATGTTGTAATTGCCGCAAGTGTTTTTTTTTGGAATTTAGGAAACGACTTAGTACAAGCTACTCTTTTATCTTTGGAACGGGAAATGAAGACGAACCCGAAACAAATGACTACAGCGAACGAACTCAGTTTAGCAAACAATGGGGTTGGTATAATTCAATCTATGCACTCGCTAAAGGAGACGTTACAAAATTTGACGAAGTCACAAAGTTGGGGGTTAGAAAATGTCTTACCTATCTTACTTACGAACGACAAAAAAACGAAATAGAACAAAGGGAAATAAACAAAAAATTTAAACATGGCTAACTTTTACACAATAATCGACACGTTAAAAAATCATTTGGATAATGACGCGATCGTAAACACGGTTACAACTGGAGACATATTTCAAGTTGATTTAGGTAAACAGACTATATTTCCGTTAGCGCATATTATGGTAAATTCGGCGGTTTTTGAAGCTAATGTAATTCGTTTCAATATTAGTTTATTGGCTATGGATATTGTGGACATTTCAAAAGACGAAGTAACTGAATTATTTATAGGAAATGATAACGAACAAAACGTATTAAATACTCAATTAGCAATTTTAAATAGGTTATACGAAATGTTACGGCGCGGTGATTTGTATACAGATAATTTTGTAGTGGATGGAAACCCAACGTGCGAACCATTCGCAGAAAGATTTGAAAACTATTTAGCAGGTTGGACAATGACTTTCGATATTTTAGTAGCAAACAATATGACAATTTGTTAATGAGTGAAACACTAAAAGCACTTCAGCAATTTAGGGACATTGTGGTAAATGAAGCAAAGGCAAATTTACGCAGTCAAGGAAAAGACGCAAGCGGAAAACTTTCGAATTCAATTGATGGCACGGTTAAACAGATGCCAAATTCGATAGGAGTTTATTTCGATATGTTACCGTATGGTAATTTTCAGGATAAAGGGGTAAAAGGAGCAAACCCAAGCGCGTTACCAAGTAGTTCAAAAAACTACGGTAAACAGAAAGCGCCAAATTCACCGTACAAATTTGGTAGTGGGTCAGGTCAAAAAGGCGGATTAAGAAGAAGTTTGGATAGTTGGATAGTTAGAAAAGGAATAGCGCCACGTGATTTACAAGGTAAATTCCAAAGTAGAAAAACGTTAAAATTTTTAATAGCACGAAGCATTTACTTTTCAGGAATTAAACCAAGTTTATTTTTTACCAAACCTTTCGAGAAAGCATTTAAAACTTTGCCTGATGTTTTAATAGACAAATACGGATTAGACGCAGAACAATTGTTAACGCAAATATTAGACACAAATTTAAAAAATATCAAATGAGTATTTTCGCACGAAGTCCGTACATTGTTACGGTAAATGAAACGGGTCAAGAAGGTAGTAAAGTAGAATTATTTATTTGGAACGGAACGGGCAGCGCACCCGCAAGTCCTTCGTATACTTTGAGTAAATTAATACCCGCTTCAAACAATATAAATACGGAATATAATATAAGTCCTTACTTACGTGAATACCTAACTTTTAATATTAGACAACAACCATATAACGGATTCTCAGCAAGTCAAATAACGCAATATTGTAGGGTGCAAATTAAAACGTACAAATTAGTTTCAGGAACTTACACGTTAGTAGACAACGATACTTTTTATTCTTACGATGGTTTTGGATATTACGAAGAAGGTTTTAATCCGTCTTTAGTTT